TGTGATGGAGACAAGGCAACTGGTTTCAAATCTATGGTTTGTGCTCAGTTCACTGGTATTTCAATTCAGAAAGACGATAACGCCTTCATTTTATATAATCCTACTACTGCAATCTTCAATGATACGACAACAGTAGCAGAGTCAGAGAAACCACTACACTCCAACTCAAGGGCGATATACAAACCGAATTATGAAACCTCACACATGAGGACTAGGAATAATTCTGTTATTCAGTTGGTGTCTGTTTTCGCTATCGCATATGCTAGACACTTCCATGCAGAACGAGGCGGTGACGCATCTATCACCAACTCTAACTCTAACTTTGGACAGACTGCTCTAGAGTCTACAGGTTTCCGTCCAGAGTCATTTGACAGAGATGATGTTGGTTATATTACACATATCATACCACCAAGAGAGATCACAAGAGAGGATTCGACTGTATCATGGTTGACTATTGACACAGCAAAAACTATTGGTGTTGGTGTTACAGATAGAATGTATCTATTTGGATACAACAATGAAGAGATCATTCCTCCACATGAAATTGACTCATTCAAGATTGGTGCTAGACAAGATGATAAGTTATTCCTAAGTTTAGTTAATACTTTATCTGGACAGGCCGTACAGGAAACTTACGAATCACCTATCTTCATGCAAGTATCAAGTGGTATTGGTACTTCATCTAAGAAAGAGTATGAAGTTATTAGAAACTCTGGTGTCAATGCTATTATATCTAACGTACTTCAATTCAAAACTAATCACCAACTCGTAAATGGTGAGAAGGTTAGAGTATTCAGTAATACTGGTGAAACTCCTGCTGGTATTATAAACGATAAGATATACTTTGCAATCGCTGGTGGTACATTATCTGCTGATAGAATACAGTTGGCATCTACATTTAATGATGCTGCTGCTCGTAGACCTATCACTGGTATATCAAATGGTGGTGGTAAGTTAACTGTAAGATCAACAGTTTCAGATAAAACTCCAGGCGAACCAGGCCACCCAATGCAGTATGATGAAACTACCTACACTATTGGTGGTGTTTCAAACACTGTTGGTGGTTGGTATCTACTTGGATCTCCAAGCACCACATTCAATACAATATTCCCTGCTCTGAATACTATCGGTGTGGGTGTTATTGGAGAGGAGACAGGAACTACATTTATCAAACGTAGAGTTGACAACAGATCACTACTTGATAGAGTTTACAGAGCAAGATATGTTATACCAAAAGAACATACCAATGCTCGTGCTCCGAAGCCTGGTTTCATTCTACAGGAATCTAAGACAGTTGGTGTTGGTAGTGCATCATTCTTGAGTGCAGACTTGAGTAACCCAACTCAACTTAAGAACGTCAAGATCATTAAGACTGCATCATACAATTCTGGCACTATTACATTCAAAACAGAAGAACCACATAGATTACAGAAAAGTGATATTGTAACTATCAGGAACATCAGCAGTGTCAATAATAGTACATCTAATCCTAAACTAGGATATAATGGCGAACACTCAATCGCCAGTGTAAATGGTACAAAAGAATTTACTGTAACTGGTATTACAACAGACCCAGGCTTATTCCTAAACCAAGTAAACCAGAGAACTACACAACAACAGATCGAGGCATTACCCACAGTTCAAAGATCTAAGGCGGTAGATAGTTTTGCAGTCTACAGAGTACAAGAGAACAAACCTCATGTGCCTGGCACATCTGGACAAGATGGTGTTTATAATGTCATCTTAGTATGTTCATCAATACCACTAGATAAGGATCTTGGTTTTGGTGTATCCTTTAAGTCATTCTCTCAGGACGTTAGAAATCTATATCCACAACAAGATAGAGACAACTATAACTCAGATCCAGAACCAGCAATCACTCATGCTAGTGCTGCTGTTATAGGTGATGTCATAACAAATGACAAAAAGAGATCAATCACCAAAGAATCTCTTGGTTACTTCATGCAGGGACAACAGGTAGGTTTCGCTGCTACAGGTGCTGTTATCACTGGTACAGGTAATACTACTGTTACTTTATTCACTGACGTTGAACATAACTTTAACTCTATTAAGTCAGTATCACTAACCAATGCTGGTGCTGGGTATAACAACGGATCAGGAATCGCAACAGTTATCTATGCCGCAGACTTAGAAAACTCTGCTCTAATTGGACAGAACGCTGCTGCTAAGATCACTGTATCTGCTGCTGGTACAATCACAGGTGTAGATATAATTGATGGTGGTTGTGGTTATGGTATAGGAAATACCATGACTGTATCTTCATTCCCTGCTGGTGCTCCTAGTGTTGCTGGTGTGGTATCAGTCACATCAATATTCAATAATGTTGGCGATGGTCTTAACTTAACTGGTTTTGAAGATCCAAAACTAAATGGCACATTCAAGATCGTAGATATTCCTACATCTAAATCTGTTTCAGTTGAAATATCAACTTCAAGAAACCTTGATCCATACTTCAAAGATAGAGATGACAGAAGAGTTCCAACATATCACTTAGCAAATATTGGTGTTGGTGTAACTTACATTGATGTTACAGGTGCTACTGGTCTAACCACTATTAGAGTTGACAACAATCACTCACTCATATCTGGTAATGGTTTCGTAATTCAAGGCACAGGAAACCCACTGTTTGATGATAGAAAACTCATAGTTGATGGTGTAGAGGACGATATTCCACTCAGAAGTATTACATGTAATGTTGGTATCATCACTGCTGGTATTGATACATCATACGCAGTTACCGATACTAGACTGTTTGGTACTGGTATATCTGCAAACGGCAAGTCATTGAGTGCTGGTGAGAACAATCTTGCTGGTAGAGGTTCATACTTCTATACTGGTATATCTACAACTCTTAGTTCTCCATTAACATCTACGGATACTACAATTACTCTGACATCTACTGATGGATTCAGAAGAGGAGACTATTGTATAATCAATGGCGAAGTTGTAAGATTTACCTCTGACAACATTAACAATATTCTTAGAGGTCAGTTTGGTACTCCAGCATCATCTGCTAGAGTTGGAACTACGATCAAGAAGATCAAGGTTCTTGCCATGGAATTACGCAGACCTTCAATCCTTCGTGCATCTGGTCATACGTTTGAATATCTTGGTTATGGATCAGGAAACTACTCCACATCATTACCACAGAAACAGGACAGAGTTCTATCAGATGTAGAATCACTGACTGCACAGAAGAAAGAACTTGATGGTGGTACAGTTGTTTATACTGGTATGAACGACTCTGGAGACTTCTTTACAGGATATAAGAAACTATCCTCCATCACTGGTGAAGAAGAAGTTTTAGAGGCACCAGTATTCACATACGTTGGTGACGATGCTGAGGCAGAGACAATTAAGAGGGCTGCTGGTGTATTTGATGAAGTATTAATCAGAGAATCACTCACAGTTGAGGGTGGCGACAATAACAATAGAACATCACAGTTCTATGGTCCCGTTAACTTTACTGAGAAGATAACAAACACATCAGAAGATGGTATTGAGACTGTAAACTTCTCACTTAGAGGAGATGCCCCACAGGGTAAAATCATCACAGTTGGTATCTCTACTCCTACAAACGCTGGTAGATCAGGTGACATCTCATTTGTTGGTGTTCCTAATGCTGGTGGTTACTTAGGTCATATCTTCGCAGAGGGTGAATGGAGAAGATTTGGTGTCATATCACAGGAAAGAGATAGACACTTCATTAAAGTAGATCAGATAGGTATTGGACAGTCTGGCGTTGGTGTATTCAACTTCAAGGATTCACTTGAGGTCAATGGTGTTGCCAAGATCAAAGACTTGTTCGTGTCTGGTATGGTTACATTTGCTGCCAACCAGTCATTTGCTGGTGTATCTTATGACACTCTAGTAATTAAAAAGAACGCCAATTTCTGGGGATACAACACCACAGGTGGTATATCCTATGATGGAATCCCTTGGGAAAATCACGGATACTACACACAGGTACATGAAGCGGGTACTTCCAGACTTTACAACATGGAAGTTGTTGGTACATATACTACCTTCAAACCTTCATCTGCAATACACTTTGAGGGTCCTTGGAAGTCTACATTCGTTGGTGTAAGTACGTTTGCTGGTACACTTAAGGTTGGAAACCTTGAGAGTACAGGTGGTACATTCAATGGTACATTTGTCAATGCTGACAATGGTTCATTCAATGTTCTTGAAGCAGTAACTCAGTTATATGCGAAGGCGGGTATTGTTACTGACCTCCACGTTACAGTCGGTGTTGTAACTAACGGACTGTATGCTGATATTGGTATTACAACTCTATCTCATGTTGGAACACAATATGTCAATGAGAATAGGGTATTCACAGGTATCACTACTAACTTACAAGTAACAAACAGTGCAACTATCGCCAATGAGACAGTCACAAATGCAACTATTACTAATCTAATAGTTCCCTCTGCTGGTGGTGGTAATGCTGACATTGAACTTGCAAACATTGCTGACCTGACTTGTACAGACATCACATTCACTGATGACCTAATAGGACCTGACGCATACTTCTCTAATGACGTTGATTCTGATGGTTTAACTACAAGATATATTGGTAGTAAATATGGTCCCAATCCTGGCGTAGAGTCAGAACAGTTGACTATCTTTGCTAACGCTGGTCTTTACACTTGTATCACTGGTTTCGCTATGACAATGGCGAGAATCAACATGACATCAGGTGGTGATGGAATTGCTGCTCCTAAAGTTACCGCTGACGTTGGTATTATTACTGCCCTAAGTGCTGGTAGTAATGCAAACATGACTATTGATGCAGGTCCTGCTGGACAGATCAAGTCATTCCAGTTTGAATCAATAGCAACAAACGTACCTCCTATCAAGACATCATCTAGTGTCAAGTGTGTAAACTTGAACGCTGACTTACTTGATGGTCTTACAATGATAGACAGCAACTGGACATCAGGTGCATCTATCATGGGTAGAGACTCCAATGGTAGTACAAAAGTTAAAGACATCACTGCAACTGGTGTATTCCAAGGTGGTGCTGGTGCTTTCCCTGATGGTATTACAGGTAATAATGCGACTATAGGTGGTAATAATGAAATTTCTAACCTAACAGTTACAGGCACATTTGTTGCTGACGCTGGAACTCAGTTCAATGGTAACTCACTCACAGCGACAACTGCAACAAACGTAGTTGGTGGTGCAAATAGAATCCCATACAACAGTGCATCTAACTCAACTACAACTAGCAGTAACTTACAGTTCAATGGAACTAAACTCACTGTTCAAGCACTGAAGTCTAATACTACTATAGAAGGTAGTATTAATGGTAACTCTGCCTCCTCAAGTACAGTTGCTGTTGCGAACGCTGATGGACCAGGCGGAAACTTCAATTTATTGATGACCAATGATAATGTTTCCTCTAGTGCAAGTGTGTACAGAGATACAGGTATCTACTACAATGCTGGAAACAATGCCTTGACTGTGAATGGAGACATCACTGCTCTTGCATCTGACATAAGACTGAAGGAGAATATTGAACAGATTGAAGGTGCTGTTGCTAAGGTATGTCAACTTCGTGGATTTACATACGAGTTTAATCAGGAGGCCAGACATCAACTTCGATTACCAAAAGGTAGACACGCTGGTGTATCTGCACAAGAGGTAGAAAAAGTGCTACCAGAAGCAGTTGCTGAACGAGCAAATGATAGGTTCTTGACTGTTAAGTATGAGAAGTTAGTACCTCTACTTATTGAAGCAATCAAAGAATTGAAAGATGAGATTGAGGAACTGAAAAATGGAGGATAGATACGAACCCCAGCAGTTTCAAGATGGAGACTGGCATTGCGAGGCAATAATGGGGATTGAAGAGGTGAGAATACTTCACCACACAGTCACCGAATATCTTGATAACTTTGAGGATATACCGCCAGTCAACAAGTCTTACCTAGAACATATACAAAGTAAAATGTTCGCCATGATCGCTGAATACAATTTGGAATTATAACTAAATGCACTTGAATATTATTAATGAAGAGACTCATAGAGTCAATGATGATATAAATTATGAGGTTACTAATCTAGACTCACACCGTATTATCACTATTGATAATGTGCTAAAGAATCCACATGACTTCATAAGTGAAGTGGTGGAGAAATTGCCAATGGAGTATAATGAATTGATGAAGGGAGATCCAGATGAGATATTCCCAGGCTATCAATCAAATATACACCTTGATTTGGAAGAAGTTTCTAAACTATCTGCACACATGATACAAAAGTGTACAGAGTTTAAACACATAGAACCAGATTTTATTAAAGCAAGGTATCAGATCAATGCCATGTTCAGTGATAGGAAAGTGCCTAGAATCTCTATACAACCACACGTTGACCCAGCAGTGTTCGCAATGGTATTGTATTTACATGACGGTGAAGGCGGAACTTCATTCTTCACCCATAAATCAACTGGACTAACTAATACAGAGAACATATATAAACCATTTAAAAGAACAGAGGCATATTGGAACTACAAAGAGTGGTGCTACGAGTTTTCTTCCAAGGCAACTGATATGATAGATAATAGCACTATGTTGATAGATGATGTTTGGGAAGAACAACATCATGTTAAAATGAAATTTAATAGAATGATAATCTACCCTTCATTTATGTGGCACACTGCCGTTATGAAGAATGGGTGGTACAAAGACAAACCAAGAGTATCAATGTCTGGTTTTATACACCCTGATAGTCTGAACTTAGATGTCAATGCAGAATGAAACAAACGGATTACTTCACTATCTCTTTCATCATCGGAATGTTCTTTCTACAGTCGATCATACAAGATTGCTCGAACTATGCCGAGGATTAGAATTTCCTGATCCAGAAACACCTTCGCATGATCCTTATTATGGGATCAAGGGTTGGCGATCAACAATGAGAGTAGAACCTGAGCATGGAGAGTTATATAGTTTAATTCATAGGGCACATCTCAAGATAATGCCCAAAATATATGGACATTACCACCCATATCTACCAACAGACTGCTACGATAAATACTCAGGATATTACTTATGTAAATATCCCGAAGGTGGTTATCTTACTAGACACGTTGATTTAGATGGAGATGCTGGGTCAACAACAGTATCATTTAATATAAATGATGACTATGAGGGTGGAGAACTTTGCTTTTGGGACAAACATATCGTGGAAAAACACGCAAATTGTATGCACGTTTCTCCCAGTAACCATCTATTCATGCACGAGGTAAAACCAATAACCAAAGGCACGAGATACTCAGTAATTGTTTGGTTCAGTTATCACAAAGGAGATCAATGGTTGACATAGAAAAACTTACTAGCATAGCAAATACTGGGAAGTATCCTAATTTGTGTAGTATGACTGACGTTGAGGCAGTAAAAAGCATCATGGAGATTTATCCTGACCTATTTTCTCCAACATACAGTCAGGGAGTGCATATCAATAAATCAGAGAGCAAGGCAACAGAGTATGGATTTAGATTTCAAATACCTACAGGCATCAGTCAGTATGAATATTTTGACGGACATATAGGAGAGAGTGTATTATTTCAATCTCTATTACAATGGAAGTCTTGTTACTTTGTCAATGATGTGATGACACATGAGGTATTGTATTTTGAAGATCCTCCACTATTCGCTCCTACAATAGATGCCTTATGTAATCTTGCTACAGAAACGACAGGTAATTCTGATACATCATCATTGAAAGGTTTGTTAGAACTATTTGATGCAGATATTGAAAGTTATGCTATTCATACTGCTGATATAAGCAGAATCAATAAGACAATAAGGATAGCACTATTCAAGACTGAAAAGAGTTTATCAGAAGATGTATTGAAATACATGGGAACTAGAAGTAACACAAAGGCATATATCAATATGAAAGGATTATCTGATTGTGTAGAAGTGTTGTATGACAGTCAGGGTAATTTGATAGAGATAGTGCTAGAGTTCAATGAATCTGGTTTAGTTAAAAATATTGGTTATGCCTTGGGAACTTGGTTCAAAAAAGATGCTCCAGATGGAACTACACCTCAAGATAACTGGAAAGCATATAGTGAGAGAAGAGAATCACACAACAATTCCGTATCAAGTATAGCATCATCTGCTAGTGCCTTTACTTGGTTTCCAGAAGCGTGGATAGATGAAATATCTACATGGGAGACAATAGACACAGCAGTTCATGGTGCTACGATTGTCACTGCCAATGCAGATGGAACTAAATCAGAATTAATATATGGATTGGTTTAGATCGTAGTTACGCTACCGCCACTACCGATTGTGAATTTCTCTTTACCATTTCCCCCTGTGCCTCCGCTTCCGCCAGATTTTCCTGACTGACCGCCTGGATACCCTCCACAACCTGCTTGAGCGCTAGCACCATTACTACCAGTTTGACCACCATTACCACTGGCACCCTTACCAACTGGCCATTGGGAAGAACCATAGTAGTTTGCACCAGTTCCACCAGAACCACCAGTTCCTCCAGTTCCGCCTCCTCTACTGTTACCGCCTGAACCGCCACTGCCGTTACCGCCTCCTCTATCCGCAGAACTAAAGTATTCTGTGAAGGCATTATTTCCATTCCATCTATATCCCCAACCTGTGCCTCCATTTCCGCCATTTCCTCCAGCACCCCCTGTTCCTCCATTGTTGGAACAGACTCTATAACTACTCCAGCAGAACCAACCGCCACATACATAACCTCCGCTGTGACCGCCTCCGCCACCGTTGCCTCCCTTGCCGCCACCGCCGCCTCCGCCGCCACCGCCTCGGATACGATTTTGTGAAGGAAGGTCTATTTTGACAGGAGAGTTTACTACGACATTATCATACGCATTGTTTCCATTTCCGCCATTAGTAGCAGTGTTAGTAGAACCATTACCACCGCCAGCAGCATAACTTCTAACAGGGAATCCATGCCCAGTATTCGTGATCTCAAGTATCATTTCTCCTTGCCCACCAGAATTGAATCTTATTGCAGGGTTAGAAGTTGTACCACCTATCTGACCGTTGACATTTATTTTCTTTGGTAGGTTTGATGTATAAACTGTGCTTCCAAATACTTCATGTCTTATTTGGCAGTGTTGCCAGTTTCCATTGATCTCAGCAGTAACTTTATCTACTACATTTCTGAAGTCACTGAATTTTATAGCACCACTTGTAGGTATGTTATTGTTTTGACTTATATTTGCAATACCTTGCCCTCTGTGGTAGGCATCTATGTTGTTGCCTGCATTGAAAGTGTTTATAATGTCACTCATATCAATGGGACCAGAACCTAACATGGTAGAGTAGTTCAATGAGAGACTACCATTACCAATAGTTCCGTTAACAAGATCTTCATAGACACTATTTGATACATCTGAATATGTTTTTGCAGAAGTAATATCATAACTCATTTCATAAACCTTATTGCCATCTTCAATATCAATAGATACTATCTTATCCTTTGATGCTCCATAGTGTGCCGCCACACCTGACATATATTTTACACAGTCTTTTAAATCTTTATTGGCATTAAAGGCAGTTCCGTTTCTTCTAAAGATAGGATTGGCGAGTATTACACCCTCAGATATACTATGATTTGCTACGTTGAATAGTTCGTTTATATCCTGTCTATCAGTTATGAATGACTCGGTTGGTACAATATGGATTCTCTTAATACCGTCAACAGTTCTTGAGTCATCATAGTCGTTATCATAGAAATGAACACGGCACTCAAAGTCTCCTACAGTTGCTAGAGTCTTGTAAACAACATCATGTTTACACATCACTTTACCTACGGTTGGATTACCCTCTGTATGTTGTAGTTCGGGATTTTGTTCTATCTCATAGTCTTGTTGGTTAATATCCATCTGGTTATGTAGTGATACCTTGCCAAATGTATTTATTATGGTATAATATATAATACAGGCGCAACCTAATTATGAGTCATAAAGAAGAACTAGAAAAGAGATCAAGCGAACTTCAAACAGAGATACAAGAGTTGAATAGAACGTTTGAACTAAAGAAAGAAGAATTTTTGAAAGTGCAAGGCGCTCTAGAAATGCTTCAAATCTTAGAGAATGAAAAATCTAGTAAAAAAACTTGATGATATAATCATTAGAAAATCCAATCCAAGACTATACAAACAGATGTATGGTACAAAGACAGTACATTGTTGCCCCAAGTGCGGAAATCTTTTTGCAGATTAGGGGTTGACAGATGAAAACTGTTCGATTATAATGGAAACATAGATCCGAACTCTGATGTCACCTTGAGGGGAGACAGGACGAGAAAGGGCAATTATCAACAAATTATTATGAACAAACGAGGCATTGGTTTTGGTTTTCAAACCTCCCAAGCAGAACGCAAACAACTTGTCGGAAGTCTTGCATACGACAGGTATCTTAACAAACATCTTATTGTTAGAGATGATTCAGTACAAAGAGAAAATGTCTGGGCAGATATTGCAGGCAAACAAGAAAGTTTTTTAAGTCATTGCTGTACAGGAGATACAGATGATACTGTTATTCATATCGTAGATATAGAACGCACTATTAATCATCTATCTAAGAAGAACTTATCAAAGAAGAATGTTAAGTATCTAAAAAGATTAAAAGAGTTCTATGCAAAAGGTTTTAGATACCTCCACATTGATGGCGGTAACAGAACAGATACACTTCAAGGTTGGTATGAGAACAGAATACCACTTCAGTATCAAGAGCACTCTGTTTACTCAGTGAGAGGGCAGAAATGGATTCACTTAGATCTAGTAGAAACTAAGGACATAAAGAAAGGTCTTAAACCAAAGTACACCAGAGATACATTAATCTCTCTTGGTGGCGACTATGAGTTACTCGCATATTGCATAGATGATTCTCAGTTCAGTTTCAAAATTTACTCTGATATGGACGAAGATCAGAGAAAGAAGAAGTTTATTGTTCTTAATGCTAATGAGGACTTGAACAGAGAGGAAATGAGAAATTGCTCTCTAACAGATTGGTGTACTTATGTCAGAAACTTAGGTAAGAAGTGGAAGGGTTTATTCCTTGCTGATCAACTTATTAAACCTGAGAACGCAAAGAGATTCAAATTCAACGGCACACTTTCTGCCTTGGGTAACTGTTTTGCAAACATGGAGACTAAAATACTATCAGTTGATTCATTTAGTCCTACTATTCTTGATGAAGATTACGAAGAGGGAACTATCGCTAACAGTAAGGTCACAGAAAATATGAAGGGATTTGATACCCTGTTCAAGAAATTTACTGTCTTTGTTGACAAGTATATCAAGGGAGGAACTAATCTTGATGACACTTATGAGTGGAAACAGAGAAATGTTTGGGTAGACTTTTGGTATCTATTTGTTTACGTTGAGAAGGTTCTTAAATTTTCGATTCCAAAGCAACAATATGGCAACTTATTCAATACTGTTATGACATGGTATGTTGATAAGAAGAATGATAAGACACATGATGCTTTTGGAAAACCATATCCAATTCAAGATGGCAAAGTATTCACTAACGTTTACAACACCACTGGTACAAATGGGAAGTCAAACTTCTCTGATTACATGGGATTGTTTGGTGCTAATACCCTGTATAAGATGAATCACAGATTTAAAATGATTACTGATGTAATTGTTCCTATGCTTCAAGATAAGGGTATCATCAAGAAATCTAGTGAGTACAAGAGGGAGTTTGATTACAGTTACAGAAACCGTCTATGGGAAGATCAAGGAGGCAAGTGTGCTCTTACTAGAGATCGAAATGGAGATCAACTTCCAATGACTCTGGAGGAGGCACTAGACCCATCATTAACTGAACTAGACCACATTATACCTTTTGATGTTTGGTTGAGTGAAGGTAGAGAAGGGAGTCCTACTGTTTACGAAAACTGTCAGTTGATATTCACATCAACAAACAGGAGTAAAGGCAAGAAAATGGTTGACTCTATTACAGTATGATAGAAGTTTACGATAACTTTTTACCTACTGAGGTTTTTACGCCCATCAAGGATTATATCTTTGGTGGGCGTATGCCTTGGTATTATTCTCCTACATCTGTTTTAGAGGGCGATGGTTGCCCACAATTTTCTCATGCGTGTTACATAGATTCTGAACCAATATCAGATGTTTACAATATAATAAAACCAGTGTTTGCATCTCTCAATCCATTTGCTTTACATAGGATTAAGTTTAATGCTACGCCAAGATCAAAAGAAATAAAAGAGAAACCTCTACACGTTGATGTTTCGGGTCCCCAAGATGCTAAAGGGAACTTCACTGACATACCAAACTATCATATATGTGTGTTATATTTCAATGATAACAACGGATATACATATTTTGAGGACGGGCAGAAGGTAGAATCAAAAGAGAATAGGGCAGTGATATTCTCAGGGGATTTGCTTCATGCAGGCACATCATGTACCGATACAGATTTGAGAGTTGTTCTCAACATAGACTATTGTAAGTGGAATTGACATGGATTTATTTCCGACATTATTGGAAGAGTATGATCTTACAGGTTCGCCTGGATTAGAGTATTTCAAGAAACATATAAAAGGCAAGGGAAAGTCAGTAGGACATTCTTTGGCAGTAAATGGTGTTAGTAGTCATGGTGGTTGGGATCCATTGCAAGATGAGGGTTGTAAGGAAATATGTGATGCCTTTCAAGATTGCATCAATGATTATAACAATAAGATAGGCAACTACCCTTCAGTTATTAGTGGTGCGTGGTATAATATACTGCCCAAAGGCGGATACACAGGTAGGCATCGCCATGAGTCAAGTGTTATTAGTGGTGCATTTTATGTAGAGTTACCAGAGGGAGACTTCGGACAATTCTTCGTGGTATCGCCACTACAACCATACATGATGTGTATTCATAATATACACCCCACACCCTATGGAATATATGAGATTGACATACCAATTAAACAAGATCATCTATACCTATTTCCTTCGTGGTTAGAACATGGAAGCAGAGTAAACAATACAGATGGCGAGAGGATTACAGTAAGTTTCAATACAACGCCTGCACCAAAAGATATGTTACCGCCTGAGTTTGTCAAGGCAGTGTGGGGAGAGGGTCACTGGTTCAATGAAGATAGTTGATGTTCTACCAGTAAAACTGGGGGCAGTCATGTACCCTGAGCATGACAAAGTAAAGTCAATGTTGATTGATGAGATCAATAGTCATGGTGATAGTTATGAATTTCAAAAGGTAGATGCACACGCCAAAGGATTAGAACATTTTGATTACTATTCACCTCTATCAAGTGACAAGTATAAGGAGTTTAGAGAGTGGATACAGACACAGGCAGAGATATATGCTAAGGACATACTAGGTTATGATACATCAGATTTCTTATTGACAGACAGTTGGTTGAATGTGTGTGATTCTGGAGGCAAACAATCGCCACATTTCCATATAAATGCGGTGGTGTGTGCCTTATATTATGTCAACTTTGATGATGAGTCACACTCGCCAACATACTTTTATCGTCCTAACAATAGTATGAATTTTCCTGATTACTTTGCATATATGTTGACAAATCAAAAAGAAACAAAGTATAATTATATCAATGAAGTTGTAGGAGTTGAAGGTTCGTTGTTGCTGTGGCCTGCTAACACTTGCCATGGATATACAACTAACTACACAGATAATAGAATAACAGTATCCAGTAATTTGATGCCTAGATATATAAATGATGTTAGGATTGAACCTCTAACAAAAGAAGAGAGACACACTGCCATGACTACGTTTAGGTCAGGTAAACTATGGGATTATCCTCTATTATAATATGGAAGTCGTAAACATACTACCAACACCAGTTGCTATCATACCTTGCCCATTTCATAGTAAGGTAAAGGATACTATTCTTGCAGAGATTGAAGAGCAAGAAGTTAATAAGTTATCATATAATGCTAATTCAAAACAACTAAAACACGTTGGTCACTACTCAATACTACATGATGATGAGAGACATGGTAGATTTAGAAATTGGTGTGAACAACAGGCGGAATACTATGCTAAAGAAGTTAAAGGAGATTATATACAGGAGACAGTACAAGTAACCGATAGTTGGTATAATATAAGTGATAAAGGTGGGTATCAGCACCCACATCAACACGCCAATTCATATCTATCATGTATATACTATGTAAACTTTGATCCAAAAGAGGATCATGTGAATACACACTTTATGAAAGATGAGAATATGCACTTCCCATCAATGCCTTCTCTACATATACTCAGAGGAAAATATACTGACTACAATCAAGATAATCAAGTTGTTGTTAATGAAGGCGAACTCATAATATTCCCATCACAAATTATACATGGATATGGTAATAATAAGGGAGACAACAGAATAACATTATCAATGAACATGATGCCTACTATAGTTACCAATGGGGATTATGGTTGGCGATGTATCAATCTTAATAAGACAGAGAGAAAAAAGGCATTTGATTTTAAAGGAGATTAATACTTGACAGAATAATAATATAGTGCCATAATAGATTATGGGAAACAAAACTGGCGTTTTACAAGTCCCGCTTCGGTTCACTAAATGTAAGTCCAAGTTTTTGTTTCTCGCACCCTATTATAATACTAATGGACAGACTAGGTAAGAAACCATACTCACTAGAGAGGCAAGGTATGAAACCCGCCCTTAATCAAATGGGGCAGTTCGTGGGTACGGCATCTAAACTAGGTTTACTCGCCACGTTGATCTACTTTATCTACAAAAGATTCAGTAGTGGACGGTGGAGAAAGTGGAACACAAGTGGTTGCGTTGATACTACCCATACAGTATTATAAGAATATGAGAGGGAAGGTTTTGTGTTTGTTACCTTCCCTTTCCTTTTTTACAACAAACATTCTAATATCATGGCAACAATGCAATCAGCAACCAACAAACTCACAGTTTTGCAATGGACAGAAAAACTCTGTCGTGCTCTTGAACAACAGTATAGAGATTATTCACTACGCTCTATTGTTCGTAATCAAAATATGTCTGAAACACCTGACCCCTATCTACAGGAGAGAGTTACTCAGATTGAGTCTGGAGAAGATGATAGAATCAGTTTCTTTATCGAGACAGGTAGAAAGTATCTCAAAGTTTGCATGAGATCTAAACAAGTCAACACACAGTTTGATGACAGTATAAGTGTTCATGCTTTCGTTGATAAGAACACAGGCGAGGTATATAAACCAGCAGGGTGGAAGAAACCAGCAAAGTATGTTAGGTTTGATATGCGTGATGAAACACAGAGAGCAAGAATGTACAATATATGTGATTGGGCGGGTGGTTATCTCTATATGAGATAATCCCCATACCTATCTAAATAATAGAAAAGTTACATAAATTATGGGATACGATTCACTTACGTCAGATACAGAAACACTAACTAAAGTTAAGTTACAATCAGTTGACAGACTAAAGAAACAATTACAAGCAGCAATGAGAACCATAGGTAATCTTGATGAGCGATTGACTTCACTAGAGTCAATGGTTCATGCTGCCCTACTCAAACAGCAAGATGACATTAAGGCACTTGTTGTAGAGATTAACAGTTTGAAAGGAAGTAAAGACTATGAAGTTGCCTCAAACAAATTTGACATGGACGCAAAACCATTTGACTTACCAAATGCGCCACCAGTTGGATAACTGGCACATTTGATATTGCACATTATTGAATCTACACTATTATATGAGAGTAAACAACAAACGACACATTATGGAATTTGAAGATTTTGATTTTGATGAATTTGATGGACAAGAGCAAGATGATTGGTTGATGGACATTAATGGAGTCAGAGAAGAATTTGACCCTGAGACTAAGGAACTACTTAAACACTTCTAAAAGTGGCACAAGACCCCTTGCAGGGGTCTTTTTTTATACTATACTATGCTTATTGACAACTGATTATGAAACTTAGAGATCATCAAAAAGAGATCACAGACACAATGCAACAGAAGTGGGGTCAAGTACTTGTACCTACTGGTGGTGGTAAAACAATGTGTATGATTGTTGATGCTAAGTGGCGATTCAGTATGCCTATTCCACAGACTATTGTTGTAGTCGCTCCTAGAATCCTACTCGCACAGCAACTATGCGAAGAGTTCCTCGAGCAGATTGATAATGTCGAGGTACTTCATGTTCACAGCGGAGAGACTAACTACAAGACTACTACTAATCCAAAAGAGATACAAAAGTGGCATCACAATAGCACAAAGAATCAGTTGATCTTTACAACATATCATTCACTTCATAGAATCTTGGAAGATGTTGAAGCGGATACAGTATATTATGACGAGGCACACAATTCAGTTCAAAAGAATTTCTTTGAGAGTGTCAAGAGTAGGTCTAACATCACTAGACGTAAGTTCTACTTCACTGCCACACCTAAACATCATACATCACAGGAGCGTGGTATGAACAATTCTAAGGTGTATGGTCAAGTGATTGCAGAAATCCCTGCTCCAGAGTTGATTGACAAGGGTTATATCATATCCCCTAAAGTCAAGGCGGTCAAGTATCCTATCGGGTTCTATGATAGTCCAGAACAAGTTGAGAAGGAAGTGATACTTGATGCTCTGGACAATGAGGAGAGCATGAACAAAGTATTGGTAACTGCTAAATCTACTACCAGTATCCACAGATTGATTCGTATGACAGACTTTCAGAGTGAGTGTCATGCTCGTAAGTACAATGTGATGTGGATTACATCAAAGTATGGTGCTATCATCAATGGCAAGAAAGTCACTCGCAAAACATTTTTCAATCTAATGAACAAGTGGGGCAAAGATGACACAAAGAAGTTTCTACTATTTCATCACTCTATCCTATCTGAGGGTATGAATGTGAGTGGATTGGATTCTTGTATTCTATTGAGAAATCTTGATCTAATCACTATGGCACAAACTATTGGTAGAGTTATTCGACTACATAAGGAAGATGCAAAGAAGATTGACTCAGGTGCCTTGAAACCTTGCGTAAATGGTACTGGATACGTCAAACCATTTGGCAAGATGTTCGTACCAGTTTACAACAATGTGGGTATTGGTACAGAGCGTCGCCTCAATAGTGTTGTTGATACTATTTTCAACAGAGGAGAAGCACAAGTTTCAATTTCTAACAGAAAATAGACAACAGACTCATTTTATAGTATAATCAAATTACCACAGTTATCAACATGGCACAAATTGACAACATCAGACATCAATGTCTTGAGACTATGGAGAATCAGTATGCGACTAGAATGGAGCATCATGTTTCAAAATTAGAATTGAACTATGCAGAGGCAATATTACAGGAAATGATGGTTGAGGCGGAGGATTTCATCGCTGATGATCTATTCTTAGATGACCTTACAGAGTGGTCTAAAGATGATCTTGACAATATACAGTTCTATGATTCAGGCGATCTTGATATAGATGGATAAGGAAGAAAGGCAGACTAGAAAAGATTTGATGAACATAGTCTATCCAAATCATCTTAAATTTTTAAAGAAACTCAAGGCACAGTTGAAAAGAGATAAAGGTATAAAACCAAGAAGAAAGCAACGTAACAACTATAAACATAAATGAGTGTTCAATCTTTAAATCTATTCTCAATGCCCATAGCAAAGTTTGCTGTGGACAAGTGGGAGAGCAAAAAAGATAAGTTGTTAGAACTT